AGACTTTAATGTACTACAAGAAAACTTAAACTACAGTGCAAAAGGTCTTGCTAGTATATTTAAAAAATATTTTCCAAGCGAAGCAGATGCAAAACCCTACGAACGTAAACCTGAAATGATTGCCAATCGAGTATATGCAAACCGTATGGCCAATGGCAACGAACAAAGCGGCGATGGATGGAAGTTTAGAGGTCGTGGTATTTTACAAATCACAGGCCGCGATAACTATACTCGTTGCAGTAGAGAACTATTCGGAGACGATTGTCTAGTAGAAGATCCAGACTTGCTAAGACAAGCAGCCTATGCTACTTTATCAGCTTGCTGGTTCTGGCATAAGAATAGTCTTAACCAGATCTGTGATAAAGGCGATATTGTACTATTAAGTAAAAGAATCAATGGCGGTACTATTGGTTTAGAAGACCGCATACATCATTGGAATGTAGCATTAGATATATTTGAAGGCGAATAAAATGTTAATAAAAGAGCTATTTGAAGGCAAAACTACCAAAGCTGAGGCTCCCAAGCCTCGCAACTTTGTAGCTAAGAATGCTGTCACTACAGGTGCCGGTGCACACAAAGATAAAAAGAAAGCTACTAAGCAGGGCGATGTTAAGCATAAAAAACAACTTGCCTCAATGGCTGAAGAACGCACCGAAGTAAAAGATAAAGACGGTAAAGTTACTAGCTGGAAAGACGAGGGCGAGTGGAAGAAATCTACAGTTAAAAAAGATAGTCGAGGCAAAGTTACTAATCTTAGCGACAAAGCACGTCGTGAAACAGAAAAGCTGTCAAAGAAAGAAAAAGATGTAGCAGAAAGCGCAACAGCAGGCGCTACTAGTGCTGCTAACGTGGGTATAGGCGTAGCTTACAAAAATAAGACCGGCAAAACTTACAAAAACTCAAATGGCACTGTTAAAAATGCAGCCGATGTAAAAGGTGCAAACCTTATCTCAGGCGGCAGCATTGCTAAACGATAAATATTAGATAATGGAGTAGAACATGCCAGACATGAATATGATGAACACACCGCGTCCTAACCCGGACGATAGAGAAGCTGCAATGGCTCGCGCCGACTTATATAAGTTGGCAAACTATAGCATGAAGCTATTTAAAATGATACACGACGGAGATCAGCTAGAAGGTTGGGTACAAGCTAAAGTTACCAAAGCTGCTGATTACATTGCCAGTGTATACCACTTTATGGAGTACGAGATGAAATTCAGCGAATACGGTGATAAGTTAGAACGTTCTGATATGTATACTGAAGAAGTGCGTCAACAGTTTAAAGAAAAGCTAATGGAAGCCAAGACCAAGCTAGACAAACTCAAGAAAAAGAATGAGAAAGATTTAGAAGAAGCATTTGATGACAAAGCTAAAGTTGGCGATACTAAAAAAACTCGAACAGGCGTTGTAACTAAGACATCTACTGGTGTAACACACAAGAACACTAGCTATGCAGATGATGGTGAATCTGAACAGAAGTCAGGGAAAGGCAAAGCAAGTCATGCCAAAACACAATCAGCTGCTGAGAAAAAATCACAAGCTCCAAAACTAAAGCAAAGTCCAAAGAGTGCTAAGACTTGGGGTATGAAGGATAACGAGAAATTTGATAATAGAGACAAAGTTAAAGAAGCAATGGCTCCTAGTTCACCCGACGGAGCAACGGCTCCTCCACCAAAGGGAAAAGACGGACAATATCCTGTTGTTACATCCGGACCTCACAAAGGCAAACGTTGGAGTCCTAAAACTCCTGGACCGACAAACCCTGCATTTAAAGAATCACTTAAAGGCGGTCAAAAGAAACTAGATACTGACAAAGATGGCAAACTAGAAAAAAGCGACTTTGCTAAACTACGTGCAAGTAAGAATGTTAAAGAAGGTGCTAAGCCAGATTTCTTAGACATGGACAAAGACGGTAACAAAAAAGAGCCAATGAAAAAAGCCGTTGCCGATAAAAAAGCACCACCAAAGAAAGGTGTGAATCCTTTCGCTAAGAAATAATACGAAAGGACTGACCAATGGACATGAAGCGCATACTACAGGCAATTGACGGTGCTGCCTCAAAGCCTGTAGAAGGTGTTGATAGCATGTCTAAGTTTCTTCGAGTAGTTAAAGAAGGACTAGTTGATAGAAGTGGTCAACCCGTGCAAACCGGTCAGCCAGCAGCACCTACTGCTACTCCTGCTCCTGCGGCCGCATCAACACTATCCCCAGAACAACTTGAATACAATCGACTTAGAGCACAGTTAGATGGCGCCGATGCAATACGTGGCGGTGGCGGTGCTAATACCTTTGCAGTTGTCAGTCCACAAGTTACTGCATCAACTAACGCAATGAAACAAAAACTGGCACAAATGGCAGCAGCATTAAAAGCCAAAGGTATTGATGCAGCCGCTGAATATGATGCTCCAGAGCCGGGTGAACCGGCTGCTGCACCAGTAGATCTTGCTAAAAAATATGCAAATGAAGAAGTTGGCATGAGTAGATTTTTATCTATCATTAGCGAAGTTAACAGCCCGTTAAACAAACCATCACAGGCAACTAGAGAAACGATTACAAGTAATGTACTTAATGTTGCTAAAGATGCAAAGCCATCTATGATTGGCAAATATTTTAAAACTGTAGAAAATGAGTTTGCTGAAAGTACAGAACGTACTAAGACTCGTGCAACACAACTAGCTGAAAGAGTTATTGAACGTATTGTTCCTAATGCAGACGGATCATTACCTGATCCAAGTATTAATAGATTAACTGGCAAACCAAATGAACCAGCAGCGCCAGCAGCTCCTGCACCAGCAGGTCCTACGTTGTCTAGTAGGTACGGTCCAGGATACGAAGGCAGTCCGGCAGCATATACTATCAAAGTTAATGGTCAAGATTATAAGTTTGCAGGTCGAGATAAAACAGGACCCGGCACTGGCGAGATAGTTAAAGTGCCCGGTGGTGCTGTGGGCATTAGAGGTTTAGCTCCCGTTGCTGTAGAGATAGGGCAAGACGGTATGTTTTATCTAGCACCAAAAACTGAAGCTATCAGCAAAGACGATGCTTATACTAGAGATTACAAATCAAGTATTTCAGGAATGGATAAGAAAAGCAGTTTTGCATATCAGCAAGACGGTGGCGCAAATGACGAAGGTGATGACGAGGACTTTTCAAGAGCACAACGCGAAAGAGAACAAGGACCTTGGTATTTGAGAATAAACGGTAAAGTTTATAAGCAACAGGGAACACCTAAAGAATTCAGCTCGAAAAAAGGCGCTAATAACTATGCATTGGCTATTCTTAAAAAACGCCCAGAAATGCAAGGTAAAATTATGCTAACAAAAGGCTCAGCAGATCAGTAAGAACACACTACCTTAGGACCTTATGGTTACTCGTGTGCGCCGGCTGCTGGCGCGAGGTGCTAGGCCGGGAATCCTAGCATTTCGAAAGTGAGCATTTACAACTAAATATACTATTAGATATAGGATCAGAAAAATGGACTTAAAAGCATTAATAGCCAAGATGGATCAAATAGAATCTAAACAGATTCTAAACGAAGCCATTACAATGAAAGACATACAAGCGGCAGTAGGTCAAGAACAAGACGAACAAAAACGTGCTAACATTTTAAATGACCTAGCATGGAAGGAAAAACTGCCAGGCCTATATGATCCTATAAGCGGGTACTTTGTTAGAAAACAGAGTATGCCAGCAGGTGGTGAAGGTAGCCTTAGTATTTCGGCTACTGCTAGAGAAGCAGACACAAAAGCATTGGCCCAGTTAGGACTAGTGCCCGGGACAGCTAAAACTTCAGCATTGGGCGGTCTAGTTGGTACAGGGGCACTAAGCAATACAGCAGATCAAAATGCACAAGCTTCTAAGGCTGTTAAAAATCAAAGTGCTGGCGTACAAGGTGGTCAAAGTAGCGATGCGTTTTACGCTCCGAAGATTGCTAGATTAAAAGAACTGATTACTAAAATTTCTAGTACAGCAGAATCTTTTAACTTTAACAGTGCGATTGCTCGTAGTCTAGTTGAAAGTTTTAGTTACAAGTTGGTTGAAAAAGTTACATTAGGTACAGGCCCAGCTGTTACTTCAGGCGGTGTTACAGCCGGTAAGTTCCAGGGCGAAATAGCAGAAATCAATAAGATTATCGGCGAGTTAGGTGACATTGATCAACTACCTCCCGAAGTTTCTCAAGTAGTGCAAGACGCAAAAAGCGCAGTTTCTAAAGTAGCGGCAGGTCCTAAACCAGCAGCAGGTGCTCCGGCGGCTGCAGGTGCTCCGGCAGCAAGTGGTAGTGCATCGGGTGCTCCAGCAGGTGCTCCAGCAGCAAGTAGTAGTGCATCGGGTGCTCCAGCAGGTGCTCCAGCAGCAAGTAGTAGTGCATCAGGTGCTCCAGCAGGTGCGCCGGCGGCTGCAGATCCAAATGCGCCACGAGATGAACAAGGTGTGAATATAGCAAATAAGCCGGGTGCTGGAGTTAACGCACAAGGTCAAAACGTTACAATGCCAGGTGGCATTAATCCTGAGACTGGTGAACCAACAGTAACAACAGCAGGAGCACCAGCAGCGCCAGGTGCTGCTAAACCGGCAGCTGGAGGTAACGTACTAAACGTACAAAAACAACTTGCCGCACTAGGCATAGATCCAGGACCAGCCGATGGTAAGATGGGCGATAAAACTATTGCAGGTATTAAAGCATTTGAAAAGATGGCCGGTAAACCAGAAACTGGTAAACTTACACCTGAATTTGAAAAGCTGTTAGCTCAAGGCGCACAGATTAAGTCACAAAGCAACTTAGTAGCATCACTTGGTGCAATGGAAAAGATCCTTACTAAGTACAAAGTTGAAAGCGTTACTAGCGTGTCTGATCTTGATATTATGACTGAGTCAGAAATCCGCTCATACGTAATGAAAAATCTTGGCCGCTTAGACGGATCTGAACAAATGCAGTTTATGCAAGCTATGTTATCAGAAGCGCCAGAGCGTATAGATCCGTCCTGGTCAAACGGTGGTGCATTGGTGCCTGCAAAGCCAGGCGGTATTTCAACAAATGTAACCGATGTTCCGTACAGAGATGTAACTCCTACTAAGCCGGGTATTGGTAGTAAAATTGCAGACTTTGGAAGAAAGGTACTTAACAAAGGTGTTGGTAAGGTTGCTGCCGCTGGCGCTGCTATTGCTGCCGGTGGGTACGCAGCATATCAAGGCTTAGCAAAGCTATTGGCGGATCCTGCAATACAAATGTCACCTGCAGATAAAGCAGAGTTTGAAAAGCATCTAGCAGTTATTGGTACATATACCAAAGATGCAGAAGCTGGTGCGGCATTGCCGAAAGATGTCCAACAACGATTATCAGCATTAAATCAAAGATTAACAAAGATTGCAGGTAAAGTACAAGGTGCTCCTGCTGCTCCGGGCGCTGCTCCTGCTGCTCCGGGCGCTGCTCCTTCTGCTCCGGGCGCTGCTCCTGCACAAGGCGGCACAACTAATACCACAACTAATACATCTGTGCAAGGTGAATTAAAAATGGGTAAACCATCTGGTCCTATTACGTTTAACGGTAAGGTAGTACAACCAGGTGCTCCAGAATATGCGGCTGCATCTGCTGCATTAATTAAAGCTCAAGGTGGTGCACGAGATTTTAGAAGTCGAAACGATAAAAACGTAGAGAAAAATCTATCAACTAGTGGTGCACCAGTTTCTCAAGGTGCAGCTAACGCAGATAGAAGAGATTTCTAAGTAATCTAAGCTACTCATAAAACAGCTAACTTTGGTTAGCTGTTTTCTTTTGTGGGCTTGACCTTTGTAGATAACTAGTATATAATATGTGTTAACAAGGAGAAACGATGTCTACAAGAATGTACGGTCCCGAAGAGAAAGCTAAACTCGAGCGCCTTATTACTGAAGGAAGCACTGTGCTTCGCGAGATTGAGGATTTGAAAGAAGGGTTAAAAGAAACTGTTAAAGCAGTAGCAGAAGAACTAGAAATCAAATCAAGTGTTATCAATAAAGCAATCACCATTGCACACAAAGATAACTGGAAAGAACATGAATCAGCATGGCAAGATGTTGAAATGATTCTTGGCGTTACTGGACGTTTGCCAGAAGAATGAACTTTATACAAAGCAGTTATGAATGGGCCAAACACGACTTTCGTGAATGGCCGTTACGATTTGTCTTAGAGATCACATCTTGGTTCCTAAGTATAGCATGTGCCGTTACCATGGCACTGACTGTACCAACACCACCATTCCTTATTTTGTATCCATTGTTTATTTTTCAATGTGCTATATTTTGTTGGGCTGCTTGGACTAGGCGCAGTACGGGAATGGTTGCTAACTATCTGCTTTTGGTAACAATAGATAGCATCGCCCTAGTAAGACTTATAAATATGTAAGAGTATAGTTTGATCAGCTAAAAATGACCACATTGGTATTTGTCAGCCGAAAATGACATAGGAGAAAACAACTTGTACGTAGACGCATATTTCGATAGAAATGCAGATGTAATACGAGTAGTAGAAAGAAGTAAAGATGGTAAGAGGGAATTCAAAGAATACCCTGTACGCTATACTTTCTATTACGAAGACCCTAAAGGTAAGTTCCAGAGTATATATGGAGATCCTTTAAGTCGTATCATTTGTAAAAACACCAAAGACTTCCACAAAGAACAGAAAATCAACAGCGGAAAAAAACTGTATGAAGCAGATATTAATCCAGTTGTTGCATGCCTTTCTGAAAACTACCTAAATCAAGACGCACCTAAACTGCACACAGCCTACTTTGACATTGAAGTAGACTTTGATCCAGAACGTGGCTACGCATCTCCCGAAGATGCATTTATGCCAATCACTGCTATCTCAGTCTACTTGAAATGGTTAGATACGTTAGTATGTCTTGCTATTCCTCCCAAAGGAATGACCATTGAGAAAGCAGAAGAACTAGTCAAAGACTTGCCTAATACACACATCTTTGACAACGAAGCAGATATGTTAGATACATTTTTGAACTTGATTCAAGACGCTGACGTAATAAGTGGTTGGAACAGCGAGGGCTTTGATATACCTTACACAGTTAATCGTGTTACTAAGGTATTGAGTAAGGACGACACACGCCGTTTCTGCCTATGGGATCAATATCCCAAAAAACGTGAATACGAAAAATATGGTAAAAAAGCCATTACTTATGATTTGATAGGTCGTGTACACTTAGACAGCTTAGAACTGTATAGAAAATACACATATGAAGAACGCCACACTTATCGATTGGATGCAATCGGTGAAATGGAAGTGGGCGAAAGTAAGACAGTATATGAAGGCACCCTAGATCAGTTATACAACAATGACTTCCGTAAGTTTGTTATCTATAACAGACAAGATACTGCATTGCTAAACAAGCTGGATAACAAACTCAAGTTTTTAGACCTTGCTAATACGCTGGCGCATGAATGTACTGTATTACTACAGACTACTATGGGTGCTGTTGCTGTTACAGAACAGGCTATTATTAACGAAAGTCATCGTAGAGGCTTCCAAGTTCCTAATCGTATCAAGCGTGATGAAAATGCAGAAAGTGAAGGAGCCGCTGGTGCTTATGTTGCTTACCCTAAAGAAGGTATTCACGAATGGATTGGATCACTAGACATCAACAGTCTGTATCCAAGTGCTATTAGAGCACTGAATATGGGTCCGGAAACTATTGTTGGACAGTTACGTCAAACAATGACACAGGATTACATTGACGACTTAGTGGGTAAAGGCAAGAGCTTTGCGGCTGCATGGGAAGGTATATTTGGATCTCTAGAATATACTGCTATTATGAACAAGGAAATCGGTACTGAGATTACGGTTGATTGGGAAGATGGTAAAACCGACAAGCTAAGTGCTGCCGAAGTGTACCGGATGATCTTTGAAAGTCATCAAAGTTTAATGATCTCAGCAAATGGCACTATCTTTACCTACGACAAGGAAGGTATTATTCCCGGACTGTTAAAGCGTTGGTATGCTGAACGTAAAGAAATGCAAGCCAAACTCAAAGACTGTATTAAAGCAGGTAATAAGGTAGAAGAAGAGTATTGGGACAAGCGACAACTAGTCAAGAAGATTAACTTAAACAGTTTATATGGTGCTATTCTTAACCCACATTGTCGCTTCTATGACAAACGCATTGGACAATCAACTACACTAACCGGTCGTGCTATTGCTCGCCACATGGCTGGTAAGGTTAATGAAATCATAA